CCTATGCCACAAGTGGGTAAGCCTAAATGGTCTAAATATACCTCATACTTACAGCCCTCGTCAGCGGCTATTTCTTCGCGTAATACATCTTTGTTCATTTTTTAAATCCTTTTAGACCCCGAATACCGAAGGACGCACCAATGCTGGCGTACATCGCCCATTGAAACCATTCTGGTGTACGAGACAACGCGGCAAACCCATCCTCAACATACTGTTGAGTAAACGGAATGAAGCACATTGCAATTATACAAATAAACAAAATAGTCCATGCTTCGTCTTTCCACGAGTTATCAGAGGCTTGCGCCATTATTTTTTCCCAGCCCGCCTCATGCGTAGCTGCTGTGACCATAACCTGCGCTTCTGCCTCTGCCCGTGCTTTGGCTACAGCGCCCTTGGCTTTAGTCTGTTCAACCTTAGAATCCATCCATGACCCAGCAAGACTTGCTATTGGGCCTATAAGTGCTTGTATCATTCTATGATCCTCACAATATAGTTTGTGCCGTCTTCGTTCTTCTCAATTACAACGGTTTTGTTCTCGCAAGCGTATCTGACCGCCGTTGATTTCTTATATAAATTTCTTTCTATCTTTCGTTTGGTCTTAAGACATTTAGATATTTTTTCAAATGCCGTATGCTCTGCAACATCACCGCCCATATAGAGTATCAATGTGATTGTTTCAGTTACCACGTTGTCCGTTCCTTATTTTCTCAACTTGTGTCTCAATATTAGTTAACCGCTTTTCATAAAAATCCAAAGTTAATTTTTGTTGCTGATCATGTGGGGCGCGGCCCTCGTCTATCTGTTCCTGTAGTTTTTCAAGCTGCTCAGATAGATGTGTGATCAGCATAAACTGCTCAGAATCCGCGGGTAAGCTACCCATTTCTCCGCGCGGCCATTTAATGCGAAATTCTGTATTCATTCCCAAATCTGTTTCCATCAGAATTATTTTATTCTCAATGGTATTAAGACGTTCAATCACACCAAAATACGCCCACGTGCCAACGGTTGCCGCAATAAGCAACGCAATCAGGTTGCGTATGGGCATGGATAATTCAGTATTCTCGTTTAATTTAGTGGCCATCGTTTATCCAAACAAATACCCGCAAAAGAACGAAAAAAGCCATAGAGGCGGTAAAAGATAAAACATCACTCAACACCCATTATACGAGACAGGCCAAACACCTCCATAAGCATAAATGTGAAGAACAGTAGCAACACGCCACCTGCGATTAATTTACCGCTAAAATTAGTTGACCCTATCCGTATGGCTATGAACTCATTACCTAATATACGAAGCACTAACTCAAAGCTGTTCTCCCCAACAGCTAGAGATATCGGCTTTTTCTTTTCCTCACTCACAGCGTTCCTTTCCTGCACAGTCCTTTGGAAAACAGTGCATGGCCATTTTATAATGCTTGTTATCATAAGCGGCTGACCAGCGTTTATCATCCAACATCCAGTGACATTGTTTTTGACTCATGGGCTGTTGAAGTGACATCTGACCAATGTAGTGATCCGTTACCCCGTCATTTCCCCACATGGAGATTACCAAGATGTACTCTCTCAAGGCCATTAATATAACTCTTTGTCTGCACTCACTTTTACAGGTTTACAATACGCAGTTGCCTTATGTTCTGAGGGAACTCCGCTATAATGCTGATAATTCCCATACCTCTTTGTTACCTGTGATGCGAAAAAATTGCAATCGGTTACTGAACGGAAGTACATGTCTTGGCTTTGAACCTTGCCGCCCAAAACCAGTACAAGCACAAAAGCGTGGATCATTTTTTCGCCATGTACGCCTGTGCACCAAAGTAAAAGCCAACAATAGATGCCTGACTTAAAAACAGCATGTCACTGAGACTAGCCAGAAAAGTTATCCTGCTCTCTGGTATCCACGGAATAAGCGGCAAAAGCGCAAAGCCAACCATACTAGCCACAGCGATCCAAGCCATTCGCTTTTGTGCATCAGCCTTCTCCTCACGGAGTTCTAGCTCCAGCATGTCCTTTGCGTGAGCAATCTCATCATCTGTCACAGTGCCGTCATTATCTAGGTCAAACTGTGCAAACCGTGAGTTCTCTGACAATTTTTTCTGTTTCATAGCACCACCATAAACAAGAATACAAAAAATCCAAAAGCCACCACTACCACGGTTAAAGTCAAAACGACATTTTTTATTGTCTCTTCCAACTCTCTCTGCTCTCTCAATTTCTGTCGCTTTGCCTGCATAGCCGCCTCCTTGGCAGCTTGTATGCGCCTAGCCCGCTCCTCGGTAATAGATTTCCATGTGCCATGACCAAAACGAAAATCAACCATAGTGGCGATCTCTTGCATCTGCTCTTGAGCCAGACGCGCGTTTATAATCTCTGTTGCTACAGATTTTACGCCAAGCTGGTCCCCCATGCCTATGCCCGATTTTCGGTTTCGCTCCTGCTGAACCTGCTTCTCGCCATCAAACAGGTTGTCGATATATCCTGCAATTTCAGACACGTCATTAGCCGTTCCAATAGCACTCTTGATGCCATCGACAGCACTTTTAAATAACGCAAAACCGGCTAACGCCGTGGTAATCGGTTCCATTTAGCCCCCAAGCTATTGTTTTTTGAGTAGTTCCCTCTCCATTGCAGACTGAATACGTGCTTGGGTCTGTTTTTCCTGACTGGCAAGCTTCTGTTGGAACTGAGATGCCCTAATCTGCTGGTTCTGTGCATCCAGATTTAGTTTAGCCGCATCATTCTGAGCATCCGCCTGTTCTGACTGCGCTCTTATCTGTAGCTCCTGCTCTTTCAACTGAACCAGCGGATCTGGGCCCTGACCCGATACCTGCTGAGACATCTGCTTGACCATCTGCATACCTTCAGCAACAAACTGTGCCGTCAGGCCCTCTACCTGCAACATCTCTTCTTCTGTAGCCGCAGCCCCTCCAACAGCCTGCCTAGACTGTATAAACTGTACTGCCGCCCGCTCACGAGCCGCTATCCGCACATGCTCCATGATGTGCTTCTGCAAAGACATGGCAATAGCAGGCATTCCTGCAACCATTGGTGTAGACCCAAATACCATGTGCGCCATTATATGCGCCTCATGCTCCTGACCCTCAAACGCCTGTAAAGGCACCATGTCCATAGCATCTATATTCTCCTGCGCCGGATCTTTTGGCTCTGGCTCCTCATCCGGAATACGCTTCATTATCCTGTCTGTGTCCTTAACACCCAGCGCCTCATACATGTCCTTGTACACTTCGTGCATGTTGTGAAGCTCTGGAGCGGCACCAGCAAGCTGTAACTTGGTCTGTGCCAGCGCAATCCGCTGCGCCTGACTAAACATATTCGGATCAGATACAGGAACCACGTCAATCCTGTCGTCAAAGTCACTCGCCATCACAGCAGACTCTGCACCCTCTACAGAATACGGATACTCCTGCGGTAAACTCTCCGACATAACCCGCGCCAGCATCTTGAACTCAATCCGCATGGCATAGTGCAGACGCTTATGCACCGCACTCATCACACGAGAACCCTGCTCCAGCATCGCAATAGTCGTTCCAACAGCCGCCTGCTGGTTACCATCACCCACTTTCAGGTCTGTAATCGTCGCAAACCGCTGACCCGCCTGAACAACAAACCCAAGCAAGTTAAACAGCGTCTGGTCAGGGCCTTTAAACGGCAGCGGCATCAGGCTGTCACGAATAGCCCCTCCGGGAGCATCCACATCGCGAAACTCACCGGGCTGCAACGGGTCATCGTCGTCCCTGATCCGTAGTCCGCGGGCTTTGAAGCCCGCTGGGAGGTTGGACAACGTACCAGCGTCGATTAACTGTCGCAGTGCCGCTGTGGCGGTCCGTGACAGCCCGCCAATCGTGTGAATTAGCCCTAATCCGTAAAAACCAAAGCCCGGAAGGAACTTATAATGCACAAAATACTGTATTTTCCGCTTATCTTCGTCATCTTCACGATAATTTCGCCTAATTGACAGTATCTGACCGTTATCCTGACTGATGGTGACAATATATGGTATCTTGATACCGGTTAATTCACCGTCCTCGTCCTCTTCTTCATACCCCTCAAGGTCCAAATCAACATGACACTCCAAAATCGTGCAGTCATAGTCGATCTGAGACGGTGTTACACCGTCAATACGCTGTATTTCGTCCTCCACGGACCCTGACTCACCCTGCGCGGGCAACACATCCATGTCCAGATAGAACCCAGACACCTGTTTCTTCCGCAAATCGTTCAATGACATGCGGATAACCTGCGTTATATTGGGACAAGTCTCTAAATCTGACGTCTCATATGGGACAACTAGGTGTTCTGCCGGTACAAACTTACTTACAGCACGTCCTCTTGTCTCATCATAGTAAACTTTCTTGAACGTAGACCCCGCCAAAGGCAAAAAGAACAACATCTGGTCAAGTTCAGGGGTGTATTCCTCCATCACGTTGGTGATGTAGTAGTTCATAAACTGCTTTACGCGGATCGCCTGCTGCTCTTTTTCCCTTGTTTCGGCCCCCAAGACAGCAGTTCGCACGGGACCCGACGCTGGCAGCAACTCGTTAAACGCCTGCGCTTGGAATTGTGTAGCAGCCTCTGCGAGCAAGGGATGCGTAACTCCGGAAGCTCCTCGGAATGGCTGCGCTCTCTCCTCATAGGAGAAACCAAGAAGTTCCAAACCGTTGGCGTAAGCATCTTCCCACTCCTGTCGTCCCGACTTATTAGCATCAAACTCGGACATCAACTCGCCAGCAATACGGGACAACTCACGGTCCGGTATCTCCTCGGCCAAGTTCATGTAGAAATCATCACCTTTGCCGCGCTGGTCCTGCGGATCAAAATCAATGGTTACACCACCGTCCTCGTCCGGGGTCATCTCAATGTCCATGCCCTCGGCAACACCCTCAAAAGCAACCACGTTGTCGTCCATGCTGCCCGGTAGCTCAAGCTCCACTTCAGCCGCCAAGTCCTCCATGTCCAACTGAGACGGGACATTCTTGTCTATCATTCCGGCAATCGGTTCACGAGCCATGTGTTATCTCCTAATCGTAGATATAACTTGTATCAAAATAACCCTGCTTATCACGCGGGAAATAAACATCCAAGCCACCCTCTGGGGATTTAAAATACTGTTTTGCAAACGGTTGATCCTTTGCCGGTGTCTTCTGACGCTCTTCCGTTCTGCCTAATATGCGGTCCAATTGCTTGAAAACCTCTTGGTCCACGGTCCGCGCTAACTGTCTCGGTGTGACATTTACACCAGCCTCTTTCAACAATTTAACACCTAGCGCATTATTACGGTTATCCATCTGCATGTCTCGAAAACCAGAAGAACCAAAACCCGGCAACATCTCAGTGGCCTCCTTGATCTTCGTGGCTATGCCCGCGGTCTCCGGTCCGTAGTCCTTGGCCATCAAAGCAGACGCAAGGGCGTGTGCCCGCGCATCCTCTAACTCACCGTAGGTAGGCATATCAGGACGTGGACGACCCGTTCTCATATATTCCGGCAGATTAAAATCTGTGGCCATCATCATCTTTTGTCTGCCAGTTTCGGGGTCCATGATCGCATAACCCTGCTCATCCTGCATGGGAATGTTAGCCGGATAATCATAATCCGTTACCAACTGCTCCATAAACGTAGGATCATCACCATAAATAGCTTGAGCCATAGGATCATCCATACGGCCAGATGTTCTCATAGCATTGTACTTATCTGACGGCACATTCCCGGTAACCACGTCGTACATGAAGCTTCCTATACCTGATTCCTCCGGTAAAGGTACGTCACCGCCGTTTTCAAAAGGAATGCTTAAATTAACCCCTGCTTCATAAGAGTCCTCCCCCCTAGAACTGGGAGTATAATTACCACGAATTAAAGCTTTAGCCCCTTCTATACCGAAAACATCGGACAACTCCGCAAAAGCATCATAACTTTGAGCTCCAATCTTTCCCTCGCCCCGATCAATACGGGCGGGGGCCCCCAAAGCCTGTAAAGAGGACGGAAGTTCTAGTCTGGATTTCTCCATGCCACCGGAAACACCTGCGCCAAAAACATCCCCGCTAGAGGTCTCATAAGAACCCCCTATTCTTCCACTAGCCTGCTTGGTTCTTAAATCTCCGTAAACAGGATCACCATTAATAGATGCAATCTGCGGAGTGCTTTCCATGATACCCCCAGAAAAAGATATCTCAGGACGGAAACCCCCTTGACCAAGATCTACTACAGAATTTCCCATGCGCCCGCTGTCCCTCTAATAATAAGCGTGTACCCTAGCGTAATTATCTTCATCATCCCAGTCATCAGACGGAAGCTGTATGAAGTTACCCTGCCTGTAACGCATCAACGCTTGGGTC